AAATTTTTTTTGTAAATCTTTTTTTGCTATCATTCTACCATAATTACACTGATCAACATATTTTGCTGTAACTTGGTTAGTTTTTGCTTTATCTACTGCATCAAATGTTTTTTTATTTGCTTCATATAAATTTTTATACTCTTGAGAATTAATTATTTCTATAAAAAGATTATTTCCTATTTGGTCTATTATTTTTTTAGAAATAATTTCAATAGATGATTTGGGAATATAATTTTCATTATACTTTAAATGAAATATTGAATAATAATCAAAAGCATAAGCTTCATCAACACAAATATCTATCATGACATACACTCATAATGGTGATCTATCATTTCATCCAACATACTTTCTAAAGTATATTTTGGTTTCCAACCCGTTTGTTGTTTCAATTTAGTAGGATCTCCTAATAATTTTGGTTCATCCTCAGATGATGTCATTTGTATATCTTTTGAATATTTTTTAAAATTTAAATTTAATTTATCAAAAACATAATTACACACATATTCAACAGAAGACATGCGACCAGATGCAAAAACGTAATCATCAGATTGTTTTTGTTGTGTTAACCACATACCTTCAACAAAATCTTTTGCATGACTCCAATCTCTGTGTCCATTTAAAGATTTTAAAGTAATCTGTGTTTGTGTTCCTTTTTTAATCTTTATTGCATCTTTAATAATTTTGGTAGTCACAAAATTATCTCCTCTTCTAGGAGACTCATGGTTAAATAGAAATCCATTTGTAACATTTAATTTAAATTTATTTCTATAAATTAAAGATATATTATAGGACAATAACTTACTACACCCATAAGGATTAACAGGATTGAATTGTGTTTTTTCTCTCTGATAACCATCACTATCCCGCGAATACCCATACATCTGAGAACTACCAGCATTAAACATTTTACAATCTGGTAAATTATTTTTTAAAATATCCATAATTAAAATTGTACTTGTTGAAATAGTTTCAATTGTTTGGGGTATATTTTCATACGAAATGTGGCTTTCTGAAGCCAGATGATACAATTCATTTGGATTATTATCCAAAATAATGTTTTTTAATTTTTTATCTCTTATATCACATTCAATTATTTTTATATATGGCAAACATTTTTTTAAATTAAAAAGATTTTTTGTATTGGGTCTAATAATTCCAAAAACATCATAACCCTTTTCTAATAAAAATTCACAAAGATAGGAACCATCTTGTCCAGATATACCTGTTATGAAAGCCCGTTTTGTCATTTAAAAACCATCACTAGTTAAATTTGTGTAATAATTCCATTCATCACAAAATAATTTTTTATGAATATAATTTTCATTGGGTTTTAAATAGGATGCACTTGAACCACGAACACGTTCATAAATTGATACATTTTTGATGTGTAACTTTGCCAACAAGAGTGTTAGGCTCGTATCAACAGTGTGAATCTCTTTTGCATTATCCAATACTTTAAACCAATCAAAAATTCTTTCCCATCCTAAAATTTTCATTTCTATGGTTTTATAATTTGTATTTGGATTAATAGAATTATTTGAAGCAGTAAAAGGAGGTGTTCCAAAAGTTTTATTTACAACGATATAATCTTCCAAAAGATTTAAATTTAATTTTTTAATTAATTCGTTTTCCCTATCTTCATTTCTAATTAAATCAAATGAATGAAGCCAATTGTCTGAATTTATATTAACATATTCATATTTGGCATAAAGCATTGACCTTGTTTTTATTACTCGGTCGGCATTTCTTATTGGAACATAAAGTATGTTTTCATCTTCATAAATTGAAGATGTTTCAAAGTTGTTTAGATAAAAATTTTTATATTCAAAATCATCAGCTAAAGAACAAAATGTTACATTTTTATTTTTTATATATTCTGATACATAAGAATATACTGGCTCAACTGGCCACAATACCCTGTAGTTGTTTTCAACATAATGTTTTGCTATTTTTTGACATAATAAAATATCACCCAAGCCAGCTGGTTGGTTTATCAAACATAATTTATTTTTCATAAATTTTAAATTCTGGACACGGAACTATAAATTTTCCACCTGAATCCAAATACTTTTGTTCTCTTTCTATAAATTCTTTTATAAAATGCCAAGGTAGAATCAACATATAATCTGGTTTTAAATCTCTAACCTCTTGTTCAGACAGAATTGGAATATTTGTTCCGATTGTTTTTAATCCAAATTTATACGGGGACTTTTCTGCAATTGCATCGATTAAGGTGTTGTCTAATCCAAACCACTGTAGTAAAGTATTTCCTTTAGTTGATGCCCCATATCCACATATTTTTTTACCTTTTGATTTTTCTGTTGTAATAAAATCAACAGTTTGTTGTTTTAAATTTTTTATTTTAATAAAAAACTCTTCCCAAACTTTTGGGTCACTTATATCAAATTTATTTTTTTCATAACTTAAAAGAGATTGAACTCTAAAATTACAAACATCTCTTAGAGGTCCGTTTGCGAATGATTCTGGTGTAGCATTATTTTTTTGAATATAAATTCTAACACTTCCACCGTTGGTATCATTCAACGATGCATCTACAATTTTTAATTCATGTTTTTCAAATAATTTTTTAAGACTTGATAGTGAATGATAATAATTGTGTTCATGACAAATGTTGTCAAATGCTAATTGTTGTAACATCAATGGTGTATATGAAAGTTGTATGATCCATACACCATTATCATCCAAAATTTTATTTATATCTTTAATAAATGGATTAGCATCTTCTAAATCATAAAACATTGCAATTGTTGTTATTACTTTACACTTTTCTTTTCCATAACCCGTTTTTCTATATGCTTCTTCAGAAAAGTATTCTTGAACAACTCTATTTGCTAATTTACAAGATTCAAAATAATAGGTGTCATCACAGGGATCTATTCCAAGTTTTATAAATTCATTTGGTATAAATTTAAATAAAGTTCCGTCATTGCATGCAATATCTAACCATATATCACCCTTTTTAAATTTAATTCTACTGCAAATTTCTGTAGCAACATCTTTTAACTGTTCGGTCATAGATAGGTTAATACCAGACCTATACCAATATTTGCCCCACATTTCTTCTTTAGGAGCTACATTCATCAATTTGCCAGCTCCTATTTTTTCATCTAAAACAACATCTAAACTAAATTTTTTTCTATTGATATAATCTGAATCAGACTTTATAAAGTCTGAAATGTAATGGTTTCCTAGTTCTACTAATTTAATCATAATATTTTTGCTACTAAAATTTCTTGCGGGTGGTTTGGGGTAGGCTCATAAAAAAACTGATATTGTGGATTAATATCCAAAATTGTTTTTTCTATGTGAGATCTATCAAAATATCTTGATATGTCATCAATTAAAATTGTGTGATTTTTTATACCATGTTCTTTAATAAATGCCAGTTCTTCGTAGGTTGGTTTACTTGTATTAAAGTGAGCATCTAACCAAAAAAAACATGGTTCATTTATTTCTTTCAATATATTTTCAATGATTGTGGAAGTTGGGCCATTATATATTTTAACACTCGGTTTGTGTTGCCATCTTAATACAGAATTTTGATATAAAGAATTATCAATTTCTATGCTGTAAATATTTTTAAAACCAACACCAAAGGCATTTGCTATTCCGTTTCCTGTATTGGTTCCAGTTTCAACAAATATTTTATTTGCCCCCTTATGCTTATCAAACGCATTGTGTTTCCACATACACACCCATTCGTTTATATTTTCATTTTGGATAAAAATAGTTCCAGCTTTTTTATTAATTTCTAAATGATTCATATAATTTATATACACCCTATAATTTGTTCGTATAAAAAATCATCTGACGTTTGATGATTTAAACAAAGTTCATAATTTTCTTTAATTGCATTCAGTTTACTATAATAATAATCAACAGTCAACATATTTATGTTGAAATTATCATTTAACAATATAATACCATCCATATTAAACATTTTATCTATTTCTGGTGTTCCGTGGTATATTGGTATTGTCCCACAAGCAAAACAATCCATTAATTTTTCTGTATAATAATTTGAATAACTTTCATTTTCAATAGTTATTGAAAAATAATACTCTTTAAGAACATCTTCTTTTTTAGAAAAAGGATTAAAAGATCTACCATAATAATCAATCAAATAACCACTGTTTTGAAATTCTTTCATTTTATTGTTTCTATATTTATGTCCTGTACACATGTTCTTTCCAGAAGATACCATGGAAATCATTTTAGATTTTGGATGTATTCCTCTATCAACAACCCAAGTATGATTTGCTGCTGGTGGGCAGTATTTAAAATTTTCACCAAGTTTTAATAATTCATAATCATGTGTAAAAATACACTTATATGCATTTTGAAATTCTATTGTATGTTTTTGTAATAGTTTTATTTGAGATGGTATAATACTTTTTGATTCACATATCCATAAAAATTTATTTGGATTTTTACTTTTAAATCCCCCCAAAATATCATAATCCAAATATACTTCTATTTCATTTTTTGAAATTTTATCATAAACCCATTTAAAATTTTTTGGTGGTATATTATGACATGATGTAACATCGTGTTTAAATGGACTACCATATGCTGATATTTCTACAATATTATTCATTGTTTAATATAAAAAGCATCACCCCAAGTATGCCCATCCCAGCTAGTAATTTCTCTTTTAAAATTATAATCTTTTAAATATTCATCAATTTCTTCCACCATTGGGCAACCTTGGTATAATTCTGCTCTATTTACTTCACATAAAATGTAATCAACTTGTTTTAAAACTAGTTTGCAACCTTTAAGAACTTCTAATTCATAACCTTGAACATCTAAAGTCATTAAATTATAGTTATTTGGGTTTTGTTTTATATATTCATCTAAACTTATAACGTCAACTTCTTCAGCATCATTAAATTGAATTGTTGGATATTGTAATAAATGTAATGCTGGTGGTAAAATTGAACTAGATTGACCTTGATTAACTTGTTCTGTGTACATTACCTCTTTCTTTTTTTCTGATCCTAACGCAGCATTTACAATAGTTACATTTTTATTGGAACCTAGTTTTTGATTTAATTTTTCATATATTTTTTTTTGAGGTTCAAACATTAAAAAATTTGGAGAAATTTGTTTTAAATTTTTGTATTCATTTCCCAAATGTGCTCCAATTTGGATAATACCATTTATTGGTTTTTTTATAAAAGGTGTAATATCAAATAACATCAAATTACCATCCATTCTTTGCAATATATGTCAGACCAATTTTTAGGCATTACATCGTCTTCACCGAACCAATTATGTGGTGCAATTACTTTTTTACTTTCACTTAACCATGCACCCCACCAACTATAACTGCTATTTGCTATGATGTGATAATTACACATAGTCATAGTGCACATATCTGTGTAAGAGTCATCCGGGTTAGTAACAAAATATTTTCTATTCAAAGAATTAAAAAGGTTTGATGCCTCTTCTGGTTCATCGCTAAAGCCTATAATCAACAAATCTTTTGGAAGATGCTCCAATGCTTCTTGATAATATTTTTTTTCCATTACTGGGTGTTTTCCAACTAATTTTTTATAATCACCAAGTCTTAGATGAATTGAAATAACAGGTTCTTTGGTTACACTTCTTACATTTAATGCTTTTTCTACAATAGATGGTTTAAATGTAAATTCTTTTAATAGTTGATTTCTATAGTCTTTAAAATATTTTTCACTCTGAAAATAGCCATGTATATCGGTATTGTCTGGTATACCAAAAATACCTGCATTATATTCAAATTGATTTTCCCGTGCTCTTTGTATTGGTGTTACATCTGAACTATCTTTTGCTGATAAATTTTCAAACGCTTCGTCAAGACAAAAATTTAAATATGGATTGTCAGATTTATTTTTATAAGGAACACCAAATTCATATTTTCTAGTTTTAGCGATAGAATATAAAGTTGCATATTGGAACATTTGATTTCCAAATCTACCATATCGCCCAATTAAATTAAAAGTAATCATTCAAATTCACTTTCTCTATTTTCTAATCCAAAATCTGTTAGACCTTGCCACTTATTTGCGTTTTCTCTATCGTTACTTTGGTAGACCAGGGGTTTTATTGGTGTATATATTTTATAAGTATGCTGAATTGCTGCAGTACCCATATCCCATGGTTGTTTTAAATTATAAAGACAATGTAATCCAACATTTTTCATGTCTTCTCTAAATTTTGGGTTGATGTATAAAATTGCATGTGCAGCTAAAACTCCAGCAATTCTATAATATTCATCATTTACTTTTTTAGTTTTATACCAATTACCACCATGAGATATTCCAAGATACACTCCATCTGAGTCATCAGGAACTTCTATAACAGGATTAAAATTATTTGCAAATTCTATATCATCTTCTAAAATAAGAAGAGGACAGTCGTAATTTGTATCACTTAAAATATCAATATGTGATTGTCCACAACCCATAAAGTGTGATATACTAGGATGTACAGGATATGGCGGTGGAATTATTAGACCTGATTTTCTATGGGTATTTTTAAATCCATATTTTTCAAATCTTTCATTCATTATTTTTGCATTTTGTGTGGCCGTATCTAAATTTATCCACACTACAGGTATTTCACGCAAATCAATTTGCATCAGTAGTCCTCACAGGTATTATAGTTTACTTTAAATAATTGTCAAATATATTTATTTGACTTTATCATAAGATACTCTATAGTTCTCTTAAAAAGAACTTTAAAGAACAATACTAAAGATGAATCTAGAAGAACTAAAGAACTCTGTAACTAAAGACTCTCAAATAGACTCTACTGAGTTAGGTATAGAGTCTCTTAAGATACCTCAAATACACTCGAAGTATCTTACAATTTTATCAGATGTCAAATTACTTTTGACAAAACAACAAAATGAATTAGCAATTTTAAAATTGCGTAAGTGGAAAATTTTTACTGGTAAAGCTTCCCAAGAAGAATTAAAACTTTGGGACGAAGAGCCATGTAATTTTACACTTTTAAAAAGTGATGTTGAACAATTTGTAGAAGCAGATCCAAAAGTCATTGAACTTAAATCTAAAGTTGCTGTTAGTGAAGTAAAACTTAGAATAGTGGAAGAATTTTTAAAAGGACTTAACAACAGAAATTTTATGATAAAGTCTGCCATCGATTGGCAAAAAATGATGAACGGAATCATCTAAATATTATGTGAATATAGATGTTGAATCTATTGATGAAGTAAGATACTATGTAAAAGCAGAAAAAGGAACCAAACAAGAATTGAGAGATTATTTCTCATTCATGGTTCCTGGTGCCCAGTTTATGCCGATGTTTAAACGTCGCATATGGGATGGAAAAATTCGGCTGTATGATATTCTGTCATCTACTCTTCCTAGAGGATTAAAATCTTACTTACAAAAATTTTGCACAGATCGCAAATACACCTTAAATATAAAGGAGAGTAAAAATCCTTTATGCGTAACAGAGGATCAACTTCAGGCTTTTTACGAATCACTGAAGGTTTCCGTCCGCAAAAAACCAGTTCAAATGCATACACATCAGGTGCAAGCTATTATGCATGGATTGAACAATCATCGTTCTGTGTTGATATCTCCGACTGGATCTGGAAAAAGTCTTATTATATACGTCTTGGTTCGATATCTACAAAAGGTATTAAATACCGAC